TCCAAACATAACAAAGAATGTTAAATTTGGCATAACTACCTTATTACAAAGCAGTGGTTAACTTTGTTGAGATCCCCTAAGGTAGTTTTTATCTTCTTGGTTTTAGTTCTACAACTGCCAATTCTACTTCTTTTAGACGATGAAATACTTCACGCATATCTTCATGCATATTATCAATTTTATCTGTTAATAATTCTATGGCTGTTGTATTTCGCACGAGGTCATCTCGTGATTGTCTACCTCTATAAGAAATAGAACCAACCGAAACAAAACAGGCTGTCAGTAATGCTCCACCCAGTGCTGCTATGACTTCAACCATTCTTAACCTTTTATGTATATGCTTATAGTATATATTATGTTTTTGCATGGAAGATAAAGAAACAAAAGAAGGTTTTGATTGGGGTGATTTATTTGGTCATAGTGTCCGATTTTTAATTTTGACCTGGAGCTTATCCATGATGACTCTTGGATACATGGGGAAGGTAAGAATTGATGGAGCGTTTACGGCTGGACTTGTGAGTGGGGTGCTAGGTTCGTACGGAATTTCAGTCGGACAGAAGAAAACTGGCAATTCTGCTAAGATTATGGATAATAAAAGTAATAAAACTGTAACAAAATGAAAAAACTACTAGCATTATTGGTTTTTTTAACGCCAACAGCCTCATATGCTGATATAACTCAAAAATTCACAACATCTGCCCAGATTACTGTAGATATGCCCTACTCTGTTACGAATAAATTAGGCACGACATATTCAATATCAGGTAATAACATAACTCCGTCTGTAACTTCTGGTGGTTCTACGACAGCACAACAAATAGGTGGATTAAATTTAGGCAGTTTAACGGCAGGTGTACCTGCTTTAATACAGACTGAGAAGGCAGTTACAACCGCAGGGTCAGCGTTTTCATTAACGGAAGCTATAAACATGGGTGATGCTACTCCTTCTGCTGTAACTCCTTCATCAGGCATAGCAGCATTACCTCATCTATCAGGACAGACAACAGTAGGTAGTGGAGGTACTCTTGGATCAGGTGCAATGACATCTTTATCATCAGGAGTTCATACTTGCAGTGGTGCTTTTGGATCTGGTTCTAGCTGCATAGGATCAACTACTGTTACTATTCAAATTGATTAAATTTTGGTTGCTATTATTAATATTATCTCCTGTCAAAACCCTTGCAAATCCAGTAATTCCTACCTTCCGAACAGGAAGTTCAAGTACAAATTCACAATCTCAAAGTGTGGTAACAGAAAATATAGTAAGCCATCAATTTCGGACAGGATATTCTCTGAGTGTCTCAGGCACAAATATAGAGAGTGCAGAAGTTAATGGTTATATTAATTCAATTCCTACAGCAGAAGCTACACAAACAGTTAATGGGATTAACTTCTCATATACAAGTCCTACGTTGGAAGGTGTGCCTAGATGGAAAATAGTAAACGCAGGTCAACCTTTCAGTTTAGTAGAATCTATAATTTCTCCAGGGCTCGACACAATAACAACAATAAATCGCACCATAAATACAACAACCACAACTACTGTAGAAACTACTTTTGGGCAATAGCTCTAATCCTATTCCCTGCAAGAGTTTTGGCTAATACAACAGTTGCAAGTCCTAGCTCTAATGCACAGGGAACAGTAAATAATAATGCAACTATGATTGCACCTCAATCAAATCCACAATTTAGAATGAGTCAAGGTATTGTTTGTAGTTCTCCTAGCTTAACAATTACTCCTTATGTAACTGATGCATGGTCATTTAATACTCCTAGAGAAACTGTGACGAGACAAAATATATACGATGAGGATACTGGTGCTATCAAGTACGTTCAAGAAACACCTAGATTTGAAAAAGAAAACTTTAATTTAAATTATGGTATTTCTGCTCAGATAAGTATTCCATTGGGAAAAGCACCTGCACTTTGCCATCAAGCAACAGAAGTAAATATAAAAAACCAAAAGTTATTATATGAGAAGGGAAAATTAGAGCTTGCTCTTTTTCGTCTTAAGGTATGCGGTGAGCAGGGAAAATTAGGCGTTACCTTTACAGGTAAGTATGCAAGTATTTGCGAAGGTATAAAAGTAACAGTTCCTCCAGGGCAAGTTATTCCTCATTCTCACTCTTTGACTTCCGAGAAGTAAGTTTTTTTATAGCGTTTTTTACTAATGGTTTTACTAAATTTAAAAGTAACGGAGTAGTGGCAGCCACAGATGCAATAACAGCAGTAGAGACAAGAGTGCTAGGCGTAGGTATGTATTGGTCGATAAACGGAATGTCTTCATAAATCGTGATGCACTCTATCCCATCTTCACCTCTTTTATAAGCTTTGACACGCTCTGTTCGTAATTCTGATGTAAATTCTCCAATTCTTCTGTCATTTTTATCAGGACAGTCAGGAATTATAGATTCTTCTTTTTTATCTTTTGGTATCTCAGGTTTTGGAGTTTCACTTGCTGGCATCTCACCTTCATTAGTAAGATTTGGCATTTCTTCTGTAATTATTAGTTGATCTGGTACATAATTTAATGGGTTATAACTAGGGTATGGACAATTTGACACCACACCATTAGGATCTTCTATTAATAAATTTCTATTCCCTGTATTTTTTGTATCTCTGTGATAATAAGTGCAACCTATAACCTGTACATTTGAATAATTATAGTTTGGTAAGTGCGTATATGGAATATGAACATCAGGGATATGTATCTCTGGTATTTCCAATTATTTTTTAGGTAGTGTTGGTATAGATATTCCTGTTGTTTTTGGTAAACCCTCATCTAATACTTTAGGCATAAGTCCTGATACATTACCCATAACCTGATTCATCATCTTAGTTTTAAACTGTTCTGATGTTACATATTTATAACCAAAGTACCCTCCACCGATGACAGATGACACCAATACGAAGGAAACTATAGAAAGAATATTCGCTATTTTTTGAAACATGATGAAAGAACAGATAGCAAGAGCTACAGCATTAATGTCTGTAGTCGTATTACTGCTTATTGTAGCCTTATCTCCTCTCTACGTCACTATGGGGATAATGACAAGGCAGATGCAAGATAAGGTTAATTAATCAGCAGCTTCGGCTGTGTTTCCCTCAGAAACCCACAATAAATAAGCTTGGTAATCGGTGTTTGCTTCACAAAACGGAATAGATAATTGTAATCCATCTACTTGTGTAAGAATACAAACTGCAACCCCTTCTTTATTGTTGGCTAATTTATAAATTGGGTTTGTTGGGTATGCCATAATTTAAAGCTCCGCACTAAAATCAACAGCACTGTCAGGATCATTATTTTGACCAAGACTAACTGCATCTTTTGCCGAAATACCACTTGAAGTTGAAACTTGTAAACATGCTCCAGCAACGGAAGCTGTATTAAGAACAAGGCTTGTTATAGTGAGACCTCCTCCGTTATAAGCTCTTAAACTTCCTGGGGTTGACATAGACGGATTTGCTCTCATAAAAGTTGGAAAATGCAAGTTACAAAGGAAACTATTGGTGTCATGTGCAGCTCCTTGTGCAAGCACATAATATCCTGTTGACGCATCTTGATTAGGTATTCTCATAAAATATCTTTGACATAAAGCAAGCTCCTGACCGAATGACCTATGCTCAAAATCTGTTGCAACGCTGCCTACTTCTAATTGAACTCCTGTAAATTCAAATGTTGCATCATTTGTTGTGTACCATGTTGAGGCGTAATCAGGTGTTCTTGCACTAGAAGCATAAGCTTTCCATGTATTTAAAGAAACTCCTGAATCTGTAAAATCTGTCCCAAAAAAAGGTAATAAATTTATATTTAAGCCTACCCCATTATCATTATTAAAAACTAAATTAGAATTTCCTGGAATTACTTTTGTTACTTTTGTCCAAGTATCAGCAGTTAAAGAACCTGTTTCAAAAGGATATATATATTCAGGAGAATCAAGAGTTTCATAATATCCATAAAAGTTCTGTGCAACACTAGACTTTACCCAAAAAGATAAGGTTATAAAGCTTGAACTAGAAGTATAATTCCAACCACTATTTGCAATGTCTTGTGCTTCATATTTATTTTGAAACCATACATAATCACTAGCACCTGCACCACTTGTTTGATTTCCATTAGTAACTTTTAAAGATTTTCTAAATCCCAAAGTATATGGTGTAGTTCCAGAGGAAACATCTGCTTGTGCAAAAGTTGGAGCTTCATCAGTACCACCATGAAAGCACTGAAATCTATCAACACAAAACCCACCAGAGGTTGTAGTAGACGTACCACGTTGAGCCACTTGCATGGCTCCGTTAATTATTAAATTACGATTACTTAAGTTGTTGGTAATATTGGCAGTACACGTTCCATCAGTATTGTTGACAGTAATAGCAGCAGCACTAGCTCCTACCCCTTTTATCGAATTTACCTTGATCTCTG